TGAGATTGGCATTACTGAGATTGGCACCTCTGAGATAGGCACCTCTGAGATTGGCATTACTGAGATTGGCATCACTGAGATCGGCATCACTGAGATCGGCACCACTGAGATTGGCATCACTGAGATCGGCATCACTGAGATCGGCACCACTGAGATTGGCATTACTGAGATTGGCATTACTGAGATTGGCACCTCTGAGATAGGCACCTCTGAGATTGGCATTACTGAGATTGGCTCCTCTGAGATTGGCATCACTGAGATCGGCATCACTGAGATCGGCACCACTGAGATTGGCATCACTGAGATCGGCATCACTGAGATCGGCACCACTGAGATCGGCACCTCTGAGATTGGCATTACTGAGATTGGCACCTCTGAGATAGGCACCTCTGAGATTGGCATTACTGAGATTGGCTCCTCTGAGATTGGCTCCTCTGAGATTGGCTCCTCTGAGATTGGCATCACTGAGATAGGCCGAATCTTTAACAGCGTTTTCAACACACCCCGTCAGGCTTGTCGCCTCGCTTGAGTAGATTACTTTCCCTGATACATTTTTGATTTCTGTTTTCACTTTGCCCTCCTTAAATCTTCGTTGTCACTAATGGCATATCTCACTGGTTTTCCACATTGAAGTAAGCCCATCTTATTCTCCTTGGATGTAGCAGCTATAGCACCTTCCTTAACCGCGTAGCGGTACACCACGGGAGACTGTACTACTTAATTTTATGGTTCCCTCCGCATGTGCAATTTTGTCGTGCAAATTCATCATAGGCATCACTTACTACGCATGAAGATATATTATATAGACAACCATGACTTGTGACTGTTACAGCATCTTTGTGCCAATATCCTTGCTTTTTCATACCTTTAACTGAACCAGAAGAATCAATATTAGGGTGGGCAGAGTGCCCCATACCTGTTTTACCATCAGTAACCCAAGCAATTCCGGTTTTAACATCTTTATGTAATTCAACGTAAGGACTCAACTCTTTCACAAATGTACTCCCTGCCATAATTATTCTCCTTGTTGGTTTTCAGTTATTATCAAGCAACCGCCCTGGAATATGATTTGCCTCAAAAACAGCCAAAGAGAAACCAATCGGGGTAATTGATCGTATGTTGTGCCTTTCCTTTGATGGTGGGCATTTATGGATTCTGTCGTCCGGTTTCCCCAGATCGTCAATCCTGTTTTTCTCAGGCATTGCAAACCCGTTTCCACACCATAGACAGGTCTTTTTGTGTAGTTGTCTTCTCGGCAAAATCCGGTGTAATCGTGCGGATTAAATGTGTGATCCGGCTTGCGCCAATAACTTGATATTACTTTCACACCAACCCTCTCCTGGGTGGTGCGGGCCTTTGTATTGGTGAGGGATTTTTTATCGACATCCAGACATTGGTACATCTGGCAACCTTTGCCAATGGGTAACCAAACAAGTGTGACTCCACTCCCCGTCTTTTTGTAAATGTCCGATTACCAAAGACTTTGCGTGTGTTGCTGTCAGAACATCTCTCCCGACTAAAGGTAGGTCGTCTTCAGTGTCTATCCACCAACCTCCTTCGAATACTTCTCTGTTGATATCACTAACACAACTCCCGCAAACATATTCTTCATGAATAATTGCCTTACCGCATGTCTTGCATTTCATTTCTTCTTAACCCCCATAGCTAAGTAATAATTATCGTCAAATTTAGGAACGATTATGCCCTGCTTTGCGTAACACATATCAACTTCGTTTAGGTACTGTGTCATGGCTTACCTCAGATAGTTGAACCCCTTACTTAGCCTCCCACTCTCTCCGTAGTCCATGACATTTTCTCATCATTACTGTATGGACACCGGGTTGGCGGTTGCATAGCTATACGGGTACTGTGCTCAGTTATAAGTGTGCAGCTCTCACCATCGCATACCCCCTTACACCGGAAGATGTATGTGAAGACTCCCTCTCCTGGTGTCTCCGGAGACACTATATCGAAATCCTTCTGATGGAGAGGAAGCACTATATCCCCCTCACCTGTTGCAGTTACGACGTCCCATGACCCATCCCTCTGTACTATCGCAGGATACCGATGGCCCCTATAGTATACAGGGCCATTGGTATCTGCTGACTCCTTGAATCTAACGGTTATACATCTCACACCAACTCCCCCTTAGCTGCACAGTCTGGACAGGCCATATAGTACTTGATGACTAGGGATCCTGCCCACTCAGGGTACTTCTCTAATCTCACTATACTCTCCTGCAGACTCTTATCCCACTGCTCTACCCTCTGCTTACATATGAAGCAGTCAGAACCCCAGCCCTTCAGGTACCTCTCTTCATCTCTCTTATTCATACGTCTCCTTATAGTTCCAATAGATCAACACGAACAGTAAGTGCCTGACGATACTTCTTCTTGATTTGGCCAGAACGTATAGCCTTAATAGCTGCCGTAACTCTGTTGATCTTCTTACTATCTAATGGGGCCAAGTTTACCTGGAATGTATCCTCTAGTCCGAATCTGACCTCCCCTTCAAGATCACTTATTGCAGCATCAAGCTCCTTAATGAACCGTTTAGGCATTAGTTCAGCCTTTGAATAAATGCATGAGTGGAGTACTACCGCTATCTTCTGATTACTGGTATGTACTATACCAACTGGTGCCTCTCGTGTCAAGCACTCCATTATCTCAAATAGATCTATTTGGTCTTGGGATTGTACATTGAATGTATAGCTCTCCGTAGACTTCTTAGTCACTGTATCCCCCTCTGCTTTAACCGATTGGGCTGCTGATAAAAACTTAAATGAATCATAGAACTCTTGTAAATCGTAGCCATAACTAGAGCCATTATTCGCCATGATTCTAATTTGTCCACCAGGTTCATATGTATACCCATAGACTCTACCTTGCGTATATAAAGAACCATGATAGTTTATACATAGACACTTTCCATTACTCATAATCTCTCCTTAAATATTCTACAGCATTCAGTAAGGTCTTAGTCACCAAGCCCTTCAGGTAACTACTCGTAATCACGGGCAGTCGTTGATACTACATGTCTTGGTAACCCCTTAGCTGTCCACTCTCTAAAGTCTACCGTGAACCTATCGCCTATAAAGACCTCATCTCCAACCTGATACTCGGCGTACTTAATAGACCTCCTCTCTTTACTCCAATTAGGTACTACAAGGAAGCTTCCAGCTCCACTAGCGAAGGAGAACTTAATCATTCTGCCATGCTTAGCGTCCTCATCACAAAGGACTGCATCCACTACGAACTCACGACTTATAATATCCTTGATCTTCAAGACATTATATGATCTACCATTCCACTCATATGGACAGTTAAGATTCCTCACAACACTACCATCAACACCCTTCATCTTCTTGATGATCTCATGGTTTATACCTATCTCCTCATAAGTGTTGACTAATTTCATCGGAACAACCTTGATATTAGGAGTGTCTCCGGAGACATCCTTCAGATCCTTGATCAATACTGCCATACGCTGCAGGTAGCTGCCACCATGTGGTCTATCAAAGATATGGAACTCCAGCTCCTTAGTATCATCATACTTATGGTCCCCCTTGACACGGGAGACTATAGTCTCTAAGTCCCAGTCAGGATGCCATAGCTCACCATCCACGGTCCTTTCTAACTTTCTTAATTGTCCCTTAAGGTGTGGGAGATCAAAGAGGTTACGCTTCCGTGATAACATACCATACCCTACCTCATATATACACCGGATACCATTAAGCTTAGGGAACTGAAGTGCTGGCAGTGTGATACGGTCCTTGAAGAGGTCGTAATGATGTAAGAGCATAGGCTCACTGAGTACGGCAGCTCCCTTATGCTCTGTCCACCCATCCCTATTCCGCTTCTTATTCCATGCGGACTGAAGACGTGTCTCTAGTACCGAACTGTATGCCTTAGTCACTGCTCCGACAATAGGAGAATCCCACACCCTATCCTTAACTCCCTTGCAGGTTATGACTCTCCGTATCCCAGGGGACCTACCTAGTACCAACATGAACCTAAGCTCCTGCCACTCTCCATTACCATGCATCTTATATAGTATAGGGAGGTCACAGGTAACTTCAATCTCATCAGACCTTAGTATAGAATAATCATTCCCACCTCCAAGGTCCAGGGTATGATTATTATGTCTATGGATGGTCCCATAGACACCATTAGACTTAAAGACAATTGGATCCTTATACATACCGCCCCTCCTAAATGCAATCAGTGGTAAACTTTCTAGCTGTCTGTACCTCACTGTCCTCGCCCAGCTTATTAATATAACTCAGGTCTAAGGCAGCGATAAGAGACAAGCCCCTCTCAAGTAACTTACAGGTAACTCTTAGTCCTCTCAAGCTCATAGTCAGGCTCAAGTCCCCATTCTTAATGAAGGATGTGCGTACTAGGTTAGCCATAGCAACTGATTTATTAATAGCCTTCTTGTCTACACTGGGGAACATCTTATACAGGATGCCTTGCTCTACCTTAGGCTTCAGGTATCCCATCTCAATCGTAATGCCAAAGCGATCTAGTGAGCTAGTATCCTGCATTTGCCCAGCGGCATACTTATCTAAATCATCTCCAGTACCCTTAGTATTATCAGTTCCAAGGATACGGAACTCTACCCTCTTCTCTACCCTCTTCTCCGTTACAGTTCCTGGCTTCTCATCGAGCATAAGGTACCCCCCCTCCTCATATAGAGACTGCATAGCCATCTGTATACCAGGAGATAACTTAAAGATCTCATCAATAGCCATATAGTACCCACTAGTTACGGCCTGAGTTAAGATACCATCCATCCAGACCATACCATCCTTCAGTGCCCATGGGTAGCCTAGGATGGAGGCCGGTTCGATACCATCCTTACCATTGAATCGTGCATAGGGCTGGCGAATCCAAGCACACAACTGATGACCAGCAGCAGTCTTACCTGTACCTGGAGGACCAACAGCTAGACAATTCTGATTAGTAACGTATGCTAACCATATAGCCTCAAGGGTATCGGCATCCCAGTAGAAATCCACATCTACCTCAGGGATATTACAATGGTGCTCCTCAGTCCACTGATCCCTGGGGTACTTGAACATCACATGCTGAAGTCCACTAGAAGGTAAGCGGCCTTCAGTCATATCGGTTAGGAGGAACTGATTAACACCGAGGTTATCTGAGAGATCCTTAGCCTCAGTTCTAAGTCTCTCAGTCTCCACAATCTTAGCATCCCTCTCCTCCTTGGCCTCCTTCTGCTGCAATAGGGCATCACTAAACCCCCCATTCTCCGTTATAAACTCCAAGGCTGATTTGTCCCTAGGGTCCATCTCAATAGTCTTCTTGCTTATCATTGCGATTAACTCGGCATTCGACATTCCACCCATCTGTAGACCCTCCTCACTTTAGTACAGTCTCTTTTAGTAAATTTAACAATACACCCTCTAGCTCACTCAATTCCATAATAACCTTGGAGGTCTTGTAGTATCTCTTGACACTATGTGTCTGTATGCCGATCCCAATGACTGATACAACCCCTGAATCCTCGATCTCCTTGACGGTATCTGTCAGGAACTGATCGCCACCACTCATATAAACAGGTGATCCATCTGATAGTACTATCAGGATCCTATTGGTCTCCGGTCTCCGTGCTAGTATCTGTGCAGCTTCTGTAACAGCCTCCCCATCAGCATTACAGCCCATACCTATACCATGTGAGCCATAACGTTGGAGAAGGGTGTCTCTGGAGACACCCCGTTCCGTGAAGTACTTCATTATGAAGTGTTTTCTACTCCTACCTCCTGTAGAGAACTGCATCATCATGTGTGGTATCTGTAATACACTAAGTACTTCTGACATACTGATTTGGCAGCAGGCACTCGTCTCATACCTGTCACCACACATGCTGCCACTACAATCTCCCAGTATGAAGATAGCGGTATCTTGTTGTATCTTAGAGGCACACTTCTCCTTGAAGATCCTGGGCTGATTGTGACCCGCATAGATACGGCCAATATTCTTAGCGCATATCTTACCACGCTTCTTGCCTAGTTCATAACCTACCTGCTTCTGTGCTATTAAGTGCTTCTTGATCTTACGGGATAATGTGAAGGTACCAAGAGCTTCCTTAATAGCACCTGACCAGGGAGTATCCTCCGCTGCCCTCTTTGTGATATCTATTGTTTCTAAATCGTTACTCCTTGGCTGATAAGGTACCCTATCGGGCTGTACATACTCATTGAGCTTACTCGGTTCCTTTACGAGACCAATTGATTTAAGGGACTCGTAGGCATCCGTCGCTCCGACTCCTCTACCTCGGGGACCTTCACTTAGAGACTGTGTATCTGGATCGCCTGATCCCTCCTCACCTGATGGTACTCCCTGTCCATCCGACGGTACTCCCTCATCTTCTCCAGTATCACTTGATCCCTTATCTTCTCCAGTATCACTTGATCCCTTATCTTCTCCAGTATCACTTGATCCCTTATCTTCTCCAGTATCACTTGATCCCTTATCTTCTCCAGTATCACTTGATCCCTCTTCACCTGATGGTACTCCCTGTCCATCCGACGGTACTCCCTCATCTTCTCCAGTATCACTTGATCCCTTATCTTCTCCAGTATCACTTGATCCCTTATCTTCTCCAGTATCACTTGATCCCTTATCTTCTCCAGTATCACTTGATCCCTCTTCGTCTCCCCCTTCTTGTTGTGTTCCCTCATTCTGGATACGTTCCAATAAATTACTTAAGTCCTCGGTACTCCCTAGCTCCAGCCAGTCCTCTTCGAGCATAGTCTCCAGCCTATCTACCTCCTCCTTGACGTTAGCTGGGATATCATCGCAATAATTAAAACTCTTGCTCCAGTCATTTCTCATCTCGTTACCAAGATAGATCATAGCTGCAACAGTGGCATTACTTTCTCCTAGCCCCTTTACTAGCTTCTTAATACCACCTGCATCCCTTATGTTCTGATCGTATGCATCACTTAGGATACGATCTCGGCCCTCGTAGATACCTTCTTGATTATACTCAGTGCGTTGTGCCTGCAGGATATTCTTACAGGTATTTTGCAATGGATTCTTACTGACATCCAGGTCCTGAAAGAATGTCATATCTCCACATTGCTTACTAATCTCCCTGTGTAAGCTGCCCATGTAAGCAGATTCGTTGTAGATTGAAGGTGTACCAATGTGTATAGTGCCGTCGGTATCACTATAGGGATCTGTAATCTCGTCTGACTGCTTAACTTCCACATTACCCTGAGATGCTAGTGCTCTTGCGAACATGCTGGATTCTTGCATTGTGAATATAGACATCTTCCATCTCCCCTGGTGTCTCCGGAGACACCTTTAAGGTTACTGGCCCATTTTGACTAAGGGACCTTTACCCGCCAATAGGAGTCTCTCGTACCATGCTCTTTGCGTCTTAGCCTTACGTGCCTTGTTAACATCGCGCTGTCCCTTCAGCTTATAGATCGCACGATTCCTCTTAGCTGCATTGCCTTGCTTCTTACCACTTGATCCTTTACTCATCTTTATCTCCCTTAAATGGCAATCCCTTGCCGAATAATAATATAGCTCCATAGTGGAACCATATGGCAGCGAGTACTATAAAACACAGGTACCCTAGTTTGCTTCGGGCTTAACCTGAAGTTCATCTATGTGCTCCCTGGATAACTCTAGAGGATCACGGCCAGTCAAAATATCATTGATCATCATATTGATACTATGCATACTAAGTAACTCATCCCACGTTAACGAGATATCCGGCACATCAATACTTATGGTTATCTTCTCATCCAATGTGATTAAGGAGGACACTATCTGATCGTTTGCCGGAGTAGTGGCCTCATTGGCGACTTGGAGAAGCTTGGATGTCATTAGCATGACTAGTTGCTTATTCTCTATACTGATTCTGAAATTAAATGTCTCTAGCATTTATTACCTCTTATTTCTCTTTTTAGATCTCCTGAGGACTTACCCCGCAGCTCTCATCTCTTGATACCAAAGTTACTACAGGTATCTTTGCGTCCTACGTAATATTGCCTGAGATGACATCTGGACGGGTTATTCTCCTGGTGCCTGCAGTACTGACAAACCCTCTTGTCGTTAAGTACTGTAGGTGTTGATACTACAGCTTCCTTGGTCATACTAACCTCCACTTTATGATTACTAAGCTACCTATTAGCACAACTACCTAGTGTCTCCGGAGACACCTCTTAGTAGCCTAGCGATTACGTATACCACTGGGTATACCACTACTATCATCAATATTCCCATTTGAATACACGTTTTAAGGTATTCCATACACCACCTTATAGGGCTGTCTGGCACTAAGTATCGGCACAGGCTTACATTGCAGTATTAGCGTAGTGCCTGTTATCTTTGCTGTTATCCATCCCACCATCATTTACCTCAAGAATCATTTGTATTATAGTACCTTATGGAGACCTTAATCTTCCTAATGGCCTTGGAGTTCGTTAAGCTGATAATACTATATAGTAACTTGTAGCCACACGTATCTCCGCACTTGTAGATATAGGATTATCTTTCAAATACTGGTAGATCGCTTGGTTGTATCTCCGTAGCTGCGATGTAATCATCCCGCCTATCCTCCGTACCCTCAAAGATACCATAAACATGATCTTCTCTCCATTCTCTACACTCCTCACAGTCACAATTATGTTTTTTCATTAGAAACCTCCGGTGTGGGTGCCATGATGATATTCCTCTTGTATGCAGCAGCGACTTGCAGGATGGTACTATAATGCTCTCCACAGACCCCCATTATATACCAATTGACCTCACTTACAGATAGCAAACCGTCCTCGTACTGCTCTGCGAGAACTGCCATTGCCTTGTGATAGTTCTTAATACTGCTTAATGGACCTTTAAATACATTTGTATTACTCATTTCACTACCTCCTATTGTGTTAGGTGTAGTCTGTAAATAACGTCTTATAGACTACCATTAGTGGTCAGAGAGTGACCCTAAACCTCATCTTTATTAAAATGTGAGCTTAACCCGCCTAAGTCATTCAGTACTGCCTTACGTTCTGAGGGTGCAACCACTCCCAGGAGACCATCCAGTTTAGTAATAAGTGCTTTCATCTCATCCACGGGATCTAGATCATTCACTGTTAATGCGGATACCTTCAAATGTGCATGGGCAACTTCCGTACTATTTGCCACCATGTCTAAATTAGACTGTAATGCATCGCTTAGCCTCTCAATTGCCTTCATATGTCCCTCAGCAACTTTGCACAATGCTAGTACCTTGCCGCGACCACCAACCTTCCCCATCTCAGGATACAATGAAGCAGCATGGCCGAAACATAGTATCTTACTAATAACACCGGCATAATCAAAGATACGTCTAGTCTTTGACCATGAGCCCCATTTGACTGTCCCATCATCATCATTATGTGTCTTAAAGGTCTTACCAACTCTATTCTTACCCTCGGCAGGTATAGTGGTAGTAGCGATTATATGGTCTGCTAGTATCTTCTTGATCACTTTGCCTGTAACCTCAATATTATCCTTACTAGCATTGTCCTGATCGAGGAGACCCAAGTCGATACGATCCATTACTGTACACACCGTGTGGGCCCAGCAGAGCTCGCCTTCTTTCTTAGCTGTCCCAGCAGCTTTATCAGTCTTCTCCGATGCATTCATTGCTACCTCAATGTTTACACTCTTGATTATGGTATAGTCGATCTCATTACTCATAGTATCACCCTTATTATCTCTTGCGGAATTGCAAGTCTAATGGTCCCTTAAGACCATCAGAGCTGAAATCACAGCATTATACCCTTGTTCTGGTTTATATAGAACTTAGGTGCCCTGGAGACTGCAAGTGCGTACTGCTCACACTTGACTTGATGTTCCCTCCTATCCATCCGTGTAGATTGAACATCCTTCCGCTTGATGCGAATAATTGTTTTAGTATCCATAACATTCCTCCAGTCTTATGGATATTAAGAACCATAAGCCGTCAATTCTGATCTGTATTATAATCATATTAATCACCTGTACTATTGCCAACATTGGCTTATCTCTAGTTATCGCAAAGAGTAGCACGGAAATCACTGGAGATAATTTGGACACAAAAGTTACCATATTTATCCTGCATATCTGCACAGGTACCGCAGAACTCATCGGCCAGTAATTCTCCCCTAGTGCGTATTGCACCATATATGGAGCCCTTATCATAATCAGGACCTATGTAAGGAACTAGATGCTGAACCACCTCAATAATAAGGAACTGGATTGCCATACCATCAGGTAATGTAGACGCAACATATAGTGTATCTCCTGGATACAGTGATATACTGCAATGATTAGTTACCACCTCTTTACCTAGTAGAGCAGACAAAGTGGCTGCTGTATGCGCATGACCAATACAGCTATGGACCTCACGCCTACCCATAATGTAAGCAATAGTACTTGCTGATATAGGGCGCACTGTTACGTTACGGAGCTGAGAAACATCTAGCATCTCCAGACTGAATGTATCAGATAAATACCTCATTAAGACACCTACTTGTTAATATTCATACATCAACTACATAACCGCTAGATGTAAGCATGATGTAGACTTACATCTAACAGTTATACAATTGAGAGACCACCTGTGACTAGCTGGTTTTATGTCCGCCATAACTAACAAGGACCTAAACTCTCTGGTGCCTATGGAGACACCTTGCCTGTCAGGACTTCGTATTCTTTATAGAGCATAGCACTCTCGATACTCAGGTTCATTACTACTAGCAACCTTTTCTCTATTTACTCATTATACTTGATCCTAAGGATGCAATCAGGGACGGCTATCATTCCGTGAACTTACCCTTGGTACATCAATAGACCTGCTGACTTTGGATGTGTATGATACTTGCCGGACATTATTATCCGGTCTTCTTGCACTGGTAGTTAGTCCAGCACTATATGTGTATTTAGTATTCCTAGCGCCCCATATCAGGCCCTTGAGATTCGGGATTTCCTAGCTTGCTAAGCTGATAACACCATTTGTTTTCAGTCGGAGAATCTTTGCCGACCATATTGTAAGTTTGACTTCGTGCTCGAGAGATACTCACCAACTACTTAACCTGTCCGCTATCCAGATCCTGACCTTGCTTGGTTCACTCTGGTATGGTTCCCGTTTCCGCTTTTTTACCTGAAGTCCCCGTATCCTCTCCATCCCCTGAGGTTCAACTCGCTTCCTAGGCCCTTGCAGTCCCGTTCTAACCTTACTCGGTTGGCTTGCTTCCCAGTCCGTCGTCCTATGCTATTGTCAAAGTGTTCCAGTGTGGTAACGAGTAGAGCCGAACTCCTCTCATAGTATTACTCTCTGATAGGTGATTGGTGTCTCCGGAGCCAGGAGGGATGGAAGGGTCTTGGGGTTATGGGGAGACGAAGGGCCTGCCCCCGGGCCTTTCGGGCCCCACCCCCCTAAAACAGGCGAACGGTACCGCGGATAGCGGGTGGTAGCCCCCGTGGCTCCTAGAGCATAATCCTATAGAATACCTCCAGTACCAACTAACCAATCCACACACGGCTAGTTTACGCCCTGAACACTTGATATTAGCAGGTAAACCCCGGGGATCAGTAGGAATACGAGAAACATTAGTAATGAGGGGTTGACAAAACGTCACTGAGGTGCTATATATACTATAGGACAACATGACGGAAGGGATTCCAGAAATATCTAAGGAATACTAGGTTCTAACCATAGGAATACTGAATATATAAAGATATTATTACTAATAGGATATTAAATGACTACCATTAAGAGACTTAAGGTACCGGAGGAGCAACCAGTAACACAGGAGCTAACTGATTCCCAGAAGTACCAGATACTCTTACAGTACTCAGAAGGTACCCCCGTCACAGTGATAGCGAAGAGTGTCTCCGGAGACACCCGTATCATCTCCGGACTCATCCAGAAAACACTCAAGAACATGCAGATCATCAGGGAGACTAATGATCTCGTAGCCGGTACACACACTGCAGCCCTCAAGTTACAACAAGGCAAGACACCAACTAAGTTCTTAACACGTGACTTCATAGCAGCAGTAGAGACACAGGCGGAAGTGTATGCCTACTACTACGCACAGACTGGGGATAATAGGTTCTCCCTCACGGAGTCCGGACTCGCGATGGGTCTACCTAAGAGTGTAAGGAAGGCTACCAAGGAGTATGTCTACAGGATACGAGGACAGTTCCTCCAGAACTTAGCTCCAGTCCGTTCCATCATCAAGGAGGAGCAGGATAGGAGAATAAAGGAGTATAACCTAGAGAAGCCCCAGGTACAGATGGAGCTAGTTAACCAGATAGAACAACTTAAGGAGGTGGTAGCGTATGAACCTAGACAACGTGCTAATCTCCTGAAGGCTATAGAGATGCTAGGTCGCTCCATAGGTGCCTTTACTGATAGAATAGAGACTAGTGAGACTGACTCCCGTAGTGGACTTGAGATCTTAATGGCCAAGGCCAAGGGGGAGGTCTATGAGCAGGAAGGTAAGTAAGAAGCAACAAGCGTTAATAGATGCCCAACTATATTACCACTCACGTCCTAAGGAATTCTTCACAGATATCCTTAAGGTAGAGCTGGATGAGCAACAAGAGGAGTTCATCACACTCGTCAAGCCTGGGTGCCGTATATGCATTAAATCCAGTAAGGGAACTGGGAAGACTTTCTTACTGGCTGGACTAACCCTCTGGTTTATTTTCTGTCATCCGGATGTGAATATACGTATACTCTCACCTAGTTATGATCAATTAATTGATGTATACATGAGGGAGATCAACCAACACCATAAACGGATGGTGAGGGATGTAGCTGATAAGATAGCTATCAAGTATGATAACTTAGTACTGAAGGACGATGAGACAAATATGGCAGTATGCGTATCCGCTAAGAGTACTAAGCGGGAGAGACAATCAGGTGTCCATTCACATACCCAGGTCTACCTCTTTGATGAGGGGTCTGGCATACCGGATAATACCTACAGTAATGCACTAGGATCCTTAGGTACTGCCCATGAGGGCGGATATGTAATTATAGTATCTAACCCAGAGAGGGGTAGCGAACCCTTCTACACCGACCTCTTTACTAAGAAGCCTGAAGGATGGGAGCTTAGGACCTTCACTGCACATAAGTCGGCCCAGACTAGCCAGAAGTTCATAGACGAGATCAGGGAGCTTTATGGAGAGGATAGTGATGAATGGAGAGTCATGGTAGATGGGGAGTTCCCCAGAGCTGATGGCACTACATACATCCCGATGGTCCTCGTCGAAGAGGCAGCCCAACGGGTCGTGCACCAATCACAGTACATACGATTTCCTATAATCATAGGAGTCGATGTGGCCCGTTCTAAATCTGGTGATGCTACAGTCTTCTGTGTCCGACAGGGCTTCAAGGTTATAGATCAGTATGAATTGAAGACTGAGGATACTATGCAGATCGTATCGAAGTTAAAAGATATCTACTTCAGCACCTCGGCCTCAGCTATCTTTATGGATGCTGACGGGATGGGCGGACCTATCGCTGACCGTGCAAGGCAATTGGGTATACCAGTCACCGATGTCCGATCAGGCTTCCCATCTACTGATCCTCGTCAATATGCAAATGTTAGAACACAGTTGTGGGGAGAGATGAGGGCTTGGCTTGAGGAAGGTTCCATCCCAGACCACCATGAGCTCAAGCAGGAGCTAGGGACAATGACATGGGGCTACTCGGGCAAGATGGCCGAGCAATTAACTAGCAAGAAGAAGTTAGTAGATGCTAGTGGTAAGAAGATATCCAGCCCAGATCATGCAGATGCTCTAGGCTTCACCTTCTTTGATAGCACACTGAGTATGACTAGACGTAGTGCTAAGGCGAGAGTGGTAAGGAAACGTGGGTGGTTATAGCACTTTGTATATAAATAATGGCTTGCCGGACGAGTTCATCCGTCTCTGCCACAGGACGTAGGAGAGACGGATGAGTATAACATTTGGAGAAGCGATTAGAGAGTTGAAGAGTAGCAGTGATGCTCTTGCTGAAGACTGGGAGGTCTGTTAATGGAAGGCATAGGTGTCAAGGTAGTCTCTATAGATGATATGGTTGCTGAACACGTGAGGGGACTTGATAGTGCCGTAATAGCTGCTGATGAGCCAGGTATAGACTCCTTACGTAATCACATAGTCCATGCGTTCCAGGAGAACAGGGACGCAAGGGAATCGGGTGGTGTGAACAAGCTGATGCTGGATAGCCTAAGAGCCTATAACGGTCAGTACGACCCGGAAGATATACAGAAGATCAGGGAGGAGGGTGGCTCAGCTATCTTCATGAACCTCACTAGCACTAAGGTACGGGCAGCTATCTCCTGGATTAAGGATATCCTATTAGCTAGTAAAGAGGATGCCTATAGTATCGAGGTAACTCCGGTAGTTGACCTGCCCCTTAAGGTACAGAAGGGCATTGAGAAGCAGGTGACTAAAGAGTTCAGTGAGATGGTAAGGGATAAGGAACGTAAGCCTATCGCCGAGACTATCAAGGAGATTAATGAGACGAAGAGGGACTTATACGCCGCTATAACTGAGGAGATTAACAAGGAAGCTAAGTTCGCATTTGATATCATTGAGAACCAGATTAAGGACCAGATGAAAGAGGGGAAATGGGAGAGGGCACTTAGTGATACTATAGACCACTTCTGTATATTCCCAACAGCATTCATGAAGGGGCCCATAATCACTAAGCGTAAGAGGCTTAAGTGGGTCAAAGGGGAAGTCGTAGCAGCAGAGGATTATGTACTGATGAATAAGAGCATCTCGTCTCTTGACATCTACCCCTCTCCGGAGGCCACCACAGTTAATGATGGTAACTTCCTGGAGCACCTACGTATGAGTAGGAAGGAGGTGGCATCTCTCTTAGGTACACCAAAGTACAAAGAGGAAGCGTTGAAGAAGGTACTCGAACGGGATGAGGGTAAGGGTTACCCTGCTGGGATGGATACGAACATAGAGGATGAGAAGGCTAGAGAGGAGCTGAGGGAGGATACACACCGTGCTAATGAGAATGTATTCCATGGGCTCCACTTCTTCGGGACAGCCCCAGCCAAGATGCTCAATGAGTGGGGATTGGAGGATCCTGCACTCCTAGGATTAGGTGAGGAAGACGAGGTAGATATAGAGGCTATCCTAATCGGGACAGAGGTCATCAAGTGTGTACTTAATGATGATCCGCTTGGGCGTAGACCATACTATTCGGCAAGTTACCAGAAGAGGCCAGGCTCCATCTGGGGTACGGCACCACCATTCCTCATGCGGGACATACAGAAGATGTGTAATGCATGCGCAAGAGCACTAAGTAATAATATGGGTCTATCCTCAGGTCCTATTATGGAGGTCGTAGTTGAGAGACTAGCTGACGGACAAGAGGTACAGCAGCTTGTACCCCGTGATATCATACAGACTAAGAGTGATCCTTATGGCAACTCGCAGAGAGCCGTCTCCTTCTTCTCAATACCCAGTAATGCACAAGAATTACTAACGGTGTATAAGGAGTTTGAGGTAAAAGCGGATGATGTGACTATGATACCGAGGTATGCCTATGGTAATGAGAAGACGGCAGGTGCAGCTCAGACCGCGTCTGGGTTGTCCATGCTCCTGGAGTCAGCCAGTAAGGGCATCAAGGATGCTATCAGGCACCTCGATGAGGGCATCATCATACCGAGGGTAGAGATGGAGTTCTACACCACGATGTTGAAAGGAGATCACCAGTTCACCGGAGACATCAACGTCATAGCGAGGGGCTCTGCAAGTCTCACGATGGCTGGTGCACAGCAGATGAGGCGCAATGAGTTCCTCCAGGTTACAGCAAATCCTGTCGATCAAGAGATCATGGGTGCAGAAGGTAGGGCAGAGATATTAAGGGTGATGGCGGATGACTTAGGGTTAGGTGAGAACATAGTGCCTAATCGTCAAGAGCTGAAGGCACGAGAGAAGGCTAAGACACAACAAGAGAGAGCACCGAGTGATAATGTAGAGGCAGCTAGGATCCAGAACGAGACAATCCTTAAGATCGCCGAGCAGCGGGACCAGATTGCAGTCGCAGATCTCAAGAGGAAGAAGATGAAGGATCAAGCCGATGTTGAGTTAAAGTCTATGGAGCTAGAGCAGGTTAAGGAGACGGAGGCCATGAAGGCTACCGGCAAGTTAGCTGAAACTGAGAAGAAGATCCAGAGTGATGAGCACCGAGCCAATCAAGCCATTGCACTGAGTCTCCAAACTGGAGACCGTGCTAATAACGTTTAATAACGGAGATGTCTCCGGAGACACTAATGTATAGATTGAACTTAAGTAGAGAGGATCTTAAACGCCTGAGAGGTGGAGACAAGGACACTCTAATCAGACTCCTTGAGGAGCAAGATCTTAAGATAGTAGAGGATTTAAAGAAGACTAGCACGGCTAACTTAGCATTCCTCCAGGGAATCTCCTTCTTAGCCGATAGCTTACTAACTAAACTAAAGGTATAACTGTCTCCGTAGACACCCTTATACCGAAAGGATAACATGATACAAGATACAATTGAGTCATTGAAGATGCAGGAAGAGGAACTAGAGAAACTGATGATGGGTGCACCTCCGGAAGGCGAGACCAAGCCTGAGGGAGCCACCGAGGAACAACCTATAGCAGAGGAAGCACACGATCAGGTGGACGAGGCGGTCACCTCACCTACTGATTCTGCACCGGACGATAAGGTTGAGCCTGAGAAAGATACTGAGGATTGGAAGCTACGTTTCACTAACCTCCGGTCGAGTAGAGATGAGAAACTTTACCGAGCCAAGAGGGAGTTGACGGACGCGCTTACAACTATTCGGGATCTCCATACTCAAGTGGCTAGTTTGAGAACAGCACAACCCGCAGTAGACCCCTTAGATGGTGTCTTCACTGCTGAGGATACAGATGCACTAGGTGAGGCGACTATTAATGCCATGCGTAAGGTGACTGCTAAGGCCACAGAGGCAGCTACTAAGCCACTCCAGGAACAACTGGAGAGGGAGAGAGCTGCCCGTGAGGCTGATAGTAATAACCGAGCCGCGGATAATAGACAACAAGCATATAACATCTTCATATCCCGTGTTGCTAAGGCTGTTCCTGATTGGGAGAAGATCAATTACGATCCAGAGTTCGCTACATTTCTAAGTGGACCAGACGTAGATGGGACACCTCGTAAGACCTACTTCACTGCTGCAGAGACTCAGGGTAACGCTGCACAGATCATCAGGTACATGAGCGAGTTCATAACGAACAAGCCTGTACTTAAAGACAAGCTGGCCAGTAAGGTCACTCCTGTCGGTGATGGTGCAGGAGCTACCCAAGCTAAGCAGCCCGGAAAGATCGACGTGATCTCACGGGCATTCATTGATAAATTTTATGATGACCTGAACCGTGGTAGATATAAAGGTAGACATACGGAAGCACTCGAGATAGAGGCCCGTATAGATGCCGCAGCTATGGTTGAGGGAGGCATACAATAATAGGTAATTATTATGGCACTTCGTCCAAGTACAAATACAGCATATGACAATACCGCCACGACTTCCGGTACTATTAAGAGTTCTTACTATGATAGTACTAAGTACGTACCGGAACTCTACAGCAAGAAGGTCCTTAGGAAGAACTAGAAGTTCCTAATAAAATCCTCTCTGAATAACGGGGTAATATCCGAGGGAAGGTAACGCACTCACTATGAGGTGCTCGCCACCCGCAGAGACTAAGCGAGAGGAAGCTACAAGCTATGCGATAGTCCGTGATGCTTCTATGAAAACACGTTTTATCATGATGTAATGAACACCGATTATGAAGGCGAGATTATATAAGGTCTCTTAATTCCTTTTAAATAACGGGGTAAAATCCGAGGGAAAGTCATTCACTCACTATGAGGAGAAGAAATGCTAAGCAAGAAGATAGATACACTTCGTAAGCACTCTGAACAACTGAATAAGTATACTGCTGGTCTCCTTGATTCCGATGGATATATCGGAATACACTTCAAGAAGAACTCTAACGGGAGATACAGTAGCTACTTGCAGATGGCTATATGCCAGACTGATACAACTATACTGCACCAGCTTTGCAAAGCCTATAGACTAGGGACTGTATATGCTGACAGATGGACTTTGAATAATAAGGAATCTCATATTCTCCTAGGGAGAATCGGGAAGCACCTGAGGATCAAAGCAACCCACTCTGATAATATCCTCTGGCTCTTAAGTGAGCTGAAGGGGTGGAGTGTAGCATCTAAGGATGATCTCACTGAGTATATAAGATGCTCTCGTCTGAACTCCCGATGGAGAAAGGAGCCTAAGCACTTAGCATGGGCTTGGATGGCGGGATACTTTGATGGTGACGGTCACTATAGGGTACGTATTGGTAGGAAGAGAACTTACAGTAATGGTAGTACGGCTATAACTAATGAGCTAAAGCTGTTCGTTGGTTCAGCAGACTACGATGCATTTATCTTGAATCATCTACACCGTATCCACGGAGGGTCGATAGGGACCCGTAAGGATGGATGTAGGTTCTGGCAGTTATCACTAGGTAGGAACTCAAGGACTAAGGCCCTGAGATTCTTAAAGCAACTCAGGAAGTATGCTTTGATACCTAAAAAGGTAGCGGCAATAGAACAGATGATAGCATTCCACACTACCCGCAGAGACTAAACAAAGGAAGCCTATAAGGCAAGTGATAGTCCGAAGTCATAAGACTTTGCAAAGGCCAAGGCGCTAAGGTGCATATCCGTAAAACACCTGAGATCACCGTATCATCCTACACTATTGGTGATACATTAAATTATCAAGTACCCACTAAGGATGCAACTGAGTTACTCATCGACCAAGGTGTCTACTCAGCTTTCCAGGTGGATGATATTAATAAGGCTCAGGCAGATATTGAGCTGGTTAATATGTTTGCTAAGGATGCTGCACTCCGCATCGCTATTACAGTTGACAAGGAAGTTTTTGAGTACATGAGCACTAAGGCAAACGCTACTAACAAAGGAGCTACTGCTGGTGCACTCTCCTCTAATATTAATCTCGGTGTACTGGCTGGTACTGGAACTACTGTATCTATAGCCACTGAGACTGGTACAGGTTACGCAGGTGCTATCGACTTGATCGTTGATATCAACCAGGTACTTGATGAAGCAGATATCCCATCAGAGGGACGTTACATCGTCTTACCTGCATGGTACTGCGCACTACTCAAGAAGGGTGACCTGAAGGCTGCTGATATCACCGGTGATACTACGGGTGTTATCCGTAATGGTCTCGTAGGTATGGTAGATCGGACAGTGATTTACCAGTCCAATAACCTCTTCACCGCTACTGATGGTGATTCTGATACCGCATGGTATGTACAGGCTGGTACCAAAGAGGCCGCGACCTTCGCATCTCAGGTTGATAAGGTTGATACCTTAAAAATACCCGACAGTTTTGGTGAGTATTGGAGAACACTCTTCGTCTACGGACGTGCTGTAGTTCTAGATACCGCTATGGTTAATGTAGTGGTTAAAAAGTATGTAGCATAAGCTACTAGTCCCGGAGACATGGGTGATTAAACACTACGATCCTGTGTCTCCGGAGACACATAAGGAGATTAAGATGGGACAAGATCCATTGATGGGCGGAGACTTCTGGACAGGGACTCGACGCAAAGTAAACGCGGATATTGCGGAGCTCTATACGGATGTAGCGGCTAGGAGTACCTTACCAGCCGTAGCAACGTATGCAGCCTCACAGGTCTTAACGGCAGCACAGTGCTATAACACTACGGTCTTCGTAACTGCTGTAGCTACTATCACATTACCTGCAGTAGCCGTTGGGATGTCACTTGATATCACCCAGGTTGGTGCATTCGTTATGACAATAGACCCTGATACCACCCAGATTATCATACTCAATGGTACTGCACTGGCTGGTGGTGTAACTATCGTTAGTGATGCTGCCACGGGTGAGACTGTTAAACTAGTGTACCATAGTGCAGGCACATGGTACGCGACTAGTGCTACACTGGATGCTGGGGCATAAGCTATAAGTCTCCGGAGGAGTGGGGTAATATCACCTGTCTCCGGAGACACCAGTTGTATATTCTCGGGGCATAGCGAGGTGTTGAGCCTACTACACCCCGAGAATATACAAAGTTACTAATAGGTAACACTAAGGGCCTGTATGGTACTTAGTGTTACTGATAGGGGATGTTATGAAACTAGGTAAGAAGCAAGAGGAGTTCGCGAGACTCTTACCATACTTACTATTACACGCACATAACCTAGGCTTCCAAGTCCGTATAGGGCACGTATATAGATGTCCGGACTGTAAGGTAGGTAGTGCAACTAGTAAGCATAAACGTAAGTTAGCTATAGATCTTAACCTCTTTAAGGGCGGTAAGTTCTTACGGGGAACGGAGGATCATAGAGAGCTAGGAGAGTACTGGGAAAGTATAGGTGGTCGTTGGGGTGGACGCTTCAATGATGGCAACCATTATGAGTTATAAGGAGAGTTATGAAGACGAAGAAGAAGGTAGGAGCTAAGGAGAATGCAGGGACTAAGAAGAAGGTAGGGACTAAGACGCCTACCCGTAAGGCTCTGAAGAAGAATAGCCAGAAGTACTAGATTGTATTTGTGGTGGTAGAGGTGCCCCACGTTAAAAACAGAAGACTTCAAACAGAATTAAACCACCTTTCTAGAGCCCCGGAACAACAGATTCCTCCGGTGAGTTCGGAAAAGTTAACAGGTAGCTCCTCTTGTGTTCCCTGTTACAGAAGGTACTAGCCAAGGGGCTAAGCGGTGTCGAATACCGTGGGCATGGAAACATGGGCGTTCGATTCGTCTACCTTCTGCCAGAATAGAGGATCCATAACACAGCTAGTGTAGGCTCTTAGTCAAGTCCTAGTGGGTCCACCATAATAACTTATAAGGTAACTAATGCAAGAATATATTAACGTAGAAGTGATACCTAATGGCTCTAAGGCCACAATAACTAGGGAACACTACGAGAAATACCAAGGAGACTATGTGTACCTCGGTGTATATATGCCTCCGGAGACAGTAGATCCACTAGTCGGTGTACCTGTAAGGGAGTTAAAGGATTTACTAGACGTAGAAGGCATAAAGTACAAGGGGAACGCTAGCCGTAAGACCCTAATCAAGTTACTGGAGGATTAGTATGGCAACCTATAAAGAACTCGTCCAGTTAACTCGACTACTTAGTGGAATGCAAGGAACTGGCCCAAGTACCGTTGTTGCCCAGCAGGGTATAGAGGAGGTACTAACTAGGATGGTACGTGATGCTTACGTAGATATCCAGAATCGTAGAGAGGAATGGAACTTCCTGATACGGGATAAATCTATAACCCTGCAGAGTGGACAAGATACCTATACATTACTCCAAGTCTTTAGCACTACTGCCCCCTTATTCAAGAAGTACAAGAAGGACTCATTCATTATAACAAATAGTGATGGGCAGAAGAACTACCTTAGGTACACAGAGAGGGACGTACTAGAGGCCCAATATCTGAATGATACAGTACAGAAACTCCCAACACAGTACGCTATTAACCCTGAGAATAATGCTTTGATCTTTAAGCCTATCCCTGATGGAGTGTATACTGTGACTTGCCGGTACTATGCTAGCCCTGAGATCCTCTCAGTAGACGCACAGGTGCCTATTCTCCCAGCATCATACCATAATGCGATAGCGTACTTGGCAACTGCTAAGATGTCCATATATCTTAGTAGCCCAGAGAACTACCATGAGTATACCAGGAAAGCTGAGGGTATGATAGGTGAGCTTATGAGGCTGGAGATCCCTAAGAAGCGAATGCAACAAAGACCAATGGTGTAACTAATGAAATTCGCTGAATACAAATCATCCATAGTAGAATTGAAACAAGGAATTAATGAGAATGTCAGCTCCCTCGAGTTACAGGCTGGGGAGCTATTGGACGTTAAGAACTATATGATGGCAGAGGGTGGCTATGGTGGCTACCTATCGACTCGGGGTTACGAGAGGATGGATGGGGCTATTATACCATCGGAGCATGTATCCTATACCGTAACAATCAATGAGGCCACTAGTAATGTCCTCCTAGGTGAGACGATGACTGGTGATCCCTCGGCAGCCTCCGCTGTAGCGATAGCTGATGGTTACCTGGAGAGTGGGACCTACGGGGTTGATGCTATTATTATCGTACAGGTACAGGTGATTACGGGAACCTTCGTAGCTGGGGACCTAATTAGTACATCCGGATTGATTGGTACCTTTGTAATCACTAATGTAATAACAGGAGGCTTTGCTAACTATCATGCAGCCTTAGATACTGCTAGAGCCACAGTGCAGCCTGTACCAGGGGAGGGTAATGTATTAGGACTCTACATCTTCGAGGCTGAGGTGTATGCCTTCAGGAAGAAGGCGAGTGTGCCAGTCATCGGATTGTACAAGCAGGATCCCTCAGGATGGGTAGAGATAGATACATCTTCTGATCCACTGTTCTATGATGGAGTACATGACTTTAAGTTTGCTACATATAACTTTAAGAGTACTGCTGATACTAACTCATTCTTCTGGGTGGATGGTACTAATCAGTGCAGACAGTTTGATGGTACTGATGTAATAACGATAAGTAATACTGGTATGTTCAGTCAGGCGCTGGATGCCCCTACACATATAGCGACACATAATTATCACCTATTCCTAGCGTACCGTGGAGGCTCTTTGCAACACAGTAAACTAGGTGACCCAGCGGTCTGGGATGGTACCGTAGGAGCCTCAGAGATAGGCCTAGGAGCAGAGGTTACCAATCTGGTAGCAGGGGTTCAATCATCCCTAATCATCTACCTAGGGGAGGCTGTGAGGGTACTGAGTGGTAACTCTATAGATGACTGGGTACTCCAGGTCTTCAGTGATGTCTCTGGTGCATACAATAGGACAGCTAGGAGATTACTAGGCTCCGTATACTCCGTAGGTGATCGTGGGGTCTCTACCTTAGAGGCTGTAGATACATATGGAGACTATGCAGCTAATAGTATCTCTCAACGTTTCAAACAGACACTCTTCGCTAAGAAGGATAAGATAACGACATGTATAGTTAATAGGGATCTCAATCAGTACCGTATCTTCTTTGAGGATAAGAGTGGGATCTACATGTCTTTCATCGGCAAGGAGCTACAGGGGGCTACGTTCATAGAGTTTCCTGATCAGATATCCTGCTCAGCACAAGGTGAGAATAGTAATCAACTGGAGACTATAGTCTTCGTAACGAATGATGAGGCTGGCTTTGTATACATAATGGATAGTGGAACCTCCTTCGATGGCTTACCGATCATATGTCGTATGAGTACAGCTTACTACCACTATGGGTCACCAAGACAACGTAAGGCATTCAAGCGGGCTACCTTCGAGATTAGTGCACAGAATGAGCAGACCTTTGATATTAAGGTGGACTTTGATTACAATGAGTTGGGTAGTCCACGGACTATATGGTACACACCGACACTCTACAATACGGACGGAGGGGCAGTGTACAGTATAACGGAGTGGGGGACTATGAGGTATGGGGGATCAGCAGTAACGAATAGGGTCCCAATATACCTACAGGGTATTGGGACTAATATGAGTTATAAGATACTAAGTAATGAGATGTATAGGCCCCAGCATGTCGTCCAGAACGTTATCACAGACTACTCCCTTGTAGGTAGGAGAATATAAGATGGCAAAGTCAACAAGAAGTTCTGAATGATCCATATATAAAACATAAGGATGCAGCAGAACTAAGTAATATATGCTAGGAAGCAGTTAGACTCTATAGAGTATACCCTTGAGAACACTGTAGCCTGTTGTGCTATATGTAATAAGATGAAACACGCAAGTACAGAGACCGACTTCATCAAGAAGGTACTCCAGATTGCTGACAGGAGCTAAGTATGTCGATTTTCTACACTAAGTTGCCAGATGTGAAAGATGGCGATATTGCATTCGCTAAGGATGTTAATGATATTAATGATGAGGCTGATAGTGGCTTCACTACCGTTGAGGCAGCACTCGTAACCCTAGAACTCTCAGTAGAGCAGTGGGCACTACTGGCTGAGCAATGGGCACAAGAAGCAGAGGATAGCCCAGTAGTACCAGGAGAATACTCAGCACTACACTGGGCCACTAAGGGATCAGCTAGTGCAGCAGTGGCCTTAGCCCATGCAGTAGCCGCAGGTATCTCAGAGACTAATGCACTGTCTTCGGAGACATCAGCAGCCGCTGATCTAATAGCAACCAATCAGGATACTATAGATACAGCGGCAGACTTAGTAGCTACTAATGCTGATGTAGTCTTAACGGGGCTAGATGTAGTCTCTACGAACGCTGATGTAATCTTAACGGGGCTAGATGTAGTCTCTACGAACGCTGATGTAGTCAGTACGGGGCTGGATGTAGTCAGTACGCATGCTGATGTAGTCTCTACGAATGCTGATGTAGTCTTAACGGGGCTAGATGTAGTCAGTACGCATGCTGATGTAGTCTCTACAAACGCTGATGTAGTCTTAACGGGGCTAGATGTAGTCTCTACAAACGCTGATGTAGTCTTAACGGGGCTAGATGTAGTCTCTACAAACGCTGATGTAGTTCAGACAGGCTTAGATCTAGTAGCAACCAATCAGGATACTATAGACACAGCCGCAGACTTAGTAGCAACCAACCAGGATACTATAGATACAGCAGCAGACTTAGTAGCAACTAATCAGGATACCATAGATACAGCGGCAGACAGAGTGCAGACTGGACTGGATCTAATAGCAACCAATCAGGATACTATAGATACAGCAGCAGACTTAGTAGCAACCAATCAAGATACCATAGACACAGCAGCCGATGTGGTAACTACGAATGCTGATGTAGTACTGACGAACACTAAGTACGATGAGTTTGATGATAGATATCTAGGAGATAAGGCTTCTGATCCATCCCTGGATAACGATGGTAACGCCCTGCTAACCGGTGCACTGTACTGGAATACTACAAGTGATGAGATGAGGGTCTATACTGGATCTGTATGGTACACTGCGTATCTTCCAGCGGAGAGTGTCGTAGTCGGCCCTGCCTCAGCGGTAGACGAGAGGGTCGCGGTATTTGATGGAGTTACAGGCAAACTCATTAAAGATAGTGGGACGACTATTGCCGAGATCGTACCAGCGGATAACTCAATCACTCTTGCAAAGATGGCACATGGCACAGACGGCAATCTAATCACGTATGATGCTGCTGGTGCTCCCGCTTATGTTACAACAGGGACAGTCGGTCAGGTATTGACGAGCGGTGGTGCTGGTGTTGCTCCTACTATGGCTGATGCTGCTGGCGGTGGCCTTAGTGTAGACTTCGTAGCCAGCGGTACGTTACCTAACGGTACGCCTGTTATCCTTAATAGTGATGGGACTGTGACTGTTGTTGGCGAGGTTGTAACTCCGGGTGGTGATGGAATTACTGCTGGAACTCCTACGATCTTTGAGTCAGCAAACTCCATTCACATATCAGTAGCTATGCTAACATCAACTAAAGCTATAGTAACTTATCGGGATGAGGGTAATTCCAGTTATGGAACTTCATGCATCTTAGATGTATCGGGTTCTACGATCACTGCTGGAACTCCTACGATCTTTGAGTCTGCATCCTCCTCCGACACCTCAGTAGCTATGCTAACATCAACTAAAGCAATAGTTACTTACCAGGATGGAGGTAATTCCAGTTATGGAACTTCCTGTATCCTAGATGTATCAGGTTCTACGATCACTGCTGGAACTCCTACGATCTTTGAGTCTGCATCCTCCTTCTACACATCAGTAGCTATGCTGACATCAACCAAAGCTATAGTTGTTTATCGGGATGGAGGTAACTCCTACTATGGAACTTCTTGCATCTTAGATGTATCAGGCTCTACGATTACTGCCGGAACTCCTACGATCTTTGAGTCTGCATCCTCCTTCTACATATCAGTAGCTATGCTGACATCAACTAAAGCAATAGTTACTTACCAGGATGGAGGTAATTCCAGTTATGGAACTTCCTGTATCCTAGATGTATCAGGTTCTACGATCACTGCTGGAACTCCTACGATCTTTGAGTCTGCATCCT